GGTCGGCGGATTGCGTGCCGCCGTCATCACGCACGACCACGAGCGGATAGGAACCGTCGTAACCATCCGGAATGCGGTTTCCGACCTGCAGGCCCGCGACGTCCGTGATGTTGGAGCGCAGCCATCCGGTAAGGAACAGCTCAAGGTCTGGTGGAATGACGCTTGCCATCAGACCCTCGCCTTCCTCAACGCCTTGGCCAGATTGCCGGTCTGCGCCTCCACGAGCAGGGTCTTAGAGTCGTGGCCGACGACCATGACGGTCGTTCGGTGCTCCCTTTTAACCTCCTCGATTCCAAGGCCGTCGCGGTACGCGCCGGTATCGACTGGAGCGGACGCCTTCGCGTAGGCGAGTGCCCTGTCCGCAGCCAGCGTGGTAAGCGCCTTGACTCCCGCGCTGTTGAGAATCCCGTCGAAGAATTTCTGGTTGAAGTCGACCGATATCCTGCTTTTCGCCATTGTCAGCCCTTTCTTTCCGTCAGACGGCATTCCAAGGTCGGACGCCACCCCGTGAACGCGTTCACATCCTTCGAGGGGAATCCGTCGACTTCCCACAAGCGCCCGTCGTCGGGGTCTGCGCGGATCCGATCACCGATTCTGATGTCGGCTGTCGGATCCGGGATGGTGAGGTACGCCGTGGATGCGGTCTGAGTGTCGAGCGTGTCAGGCGTGCGCATGCTGGAGCTGGAGGCGAGGGCGCCCATGATGGCGAGCTCGTCCGGAGGCACGCTCCAGTCCGGCTCGTTCTGCGCCGGATTGTACGGGTTGGTCTTGCGTTTGGCACGCAGTCGCATGAAGCGTGTGGCTCCAGCCATGGAGAAAACACCGCCGGCGGGGTTCAGGTCGTCAAGCAGGCTCATGGCAAACCTCCCAGCTTGTAGGGTTTGAGCTTGTCCTTCTCGGACTGCATGAGCGACACCACGTCGAAGCTCGCGCTGCTGCCATTCGTTGACTGCGAGGTGATAAGCCCGAGCGGGCTCATGCCGGCACGCTTCGCGGCGCTGATAAGCACCGACTGCACGTCCGGCGCGTCATCGTATCCCGCGTGAATCTCGTAGCGGATGGCCGCAATGCCAGCGGGAAAGCCGCCAGACAAGGACTCCACAAGACCAGTCTCAGGATCATAGGCATAAGCCAGCTTGTTGCCATCACGGTCGGTCAAGGATTCGATGCTCGTCACATGACGTGCGGGCAGTCGAATCACCGCGCCGCCGCGAGTGTTCAGCGTTCCTGTCAAGGCCGCGTTCGGCATGACATGCCATCCACATTCGCGGCGGATGGCCGCCTGCGCGGCCCTGAGCCGAAACTGCGCGTCATCCTCGAAAGCCGAAGGGTCGGCAATCATGTCAGGAATCACATTCACGTCAATCATGCCGACCTCCACGCTTACTCTGCAGCCATCAGGCCAGCCGCAATCAGAGAATTGACCAGGGCGTCGAATTCGCTCTTGGTTGGTGTGGCGCCGGCGGCCAAAGCCACATGCGTTGCAGGCTTCACTGCAGCGCTGCCAATGTCGGTCGGCTTGCCGTTGGCCCCGACGAAGACCACATCGGCCACGTTGGCATTCGGGTCAAGTTTCGCCGCCGAGGCTGGAATCACTCGAAACTGTCGAGCCATATCACGTCTCCTTACTTAAGGGTCAGCTTGACGAAAGCCTTCGGAATGCGCACGGCCAATGCCACGCGCTCCTTGGCACGAATGGTCACCAAATCGGCAATGAAGTCGGTGTCATTGGAGTTGGTGGCCTCCACGGCGACACCGCCCTTGCGGTAGAAGGTCGCGGCACGCTTGAAAGCACCCACAACGGCGGTGCCCTTGGCAACTGCCGGGGATACGACAGTGTTCATACCCCACAGGGACGGTGTGATGTTCACCGCACCGCCATTGACGCCATAGAACGGGCCACCGCCAAGGTACGCACCGTTGTTGTCCTTCTTTTCACGAAGAGCCTCATAGTCTGCCGGATTGATGACCAGAGCGTCAGGCATCATGCCGCTCTCGGTGGAAATCATGGTCTGCGCGTGCAGAATAGCGACATCATTACCGGCGTCGGTAGCCGTGTATGTCTGGATGCCGTCACGCTTAAGCAGGCCCTTGATATTCTTTCCAGTGCCATCACCGTTGAGCAGCTGCTGCTCCTCCTTGATGCTCAAACTGTAAAGCAGACGGCCATCGATGTCGGACTTCAAGAAGGCGAGGTCGGTGATCATGTCACCGGACTCCTTGATGAAGCCAGCGATGGTGGACAATGCGTCGGTGTGCTCGGTCGCATTGGCGTAATGAATCTGGCTGAATTCCTCGCCTTCGCCGACAGTTTCGAAATCGCCTTCCTGAGCACCTTCCACGAAGTAGGTGATGGCCTGTCCACTAATAGCGCCGACACCGAAGAGGTTGGTGATGGTCGGACGGCGGTAACCTTCCACGAAATTCGGGTCAACATATGTCAGCAGAGAGCCATACGCGCCGGACGGACCACCGGTCACCTGAGTGTCGGTGTTGGCCTTGCGGTTCGGCAGCCATTCAGGCGCGGCGATGGAAGCGCCGGACACGCCCTTCATCTTCACCAGCTGCTCGCCGATGCTCTTCACGACGAAATCGCCAAGAGATTGATGGGCGACACCGCTCTTCTGAGTGTCCGTCAGATTATCGGTCAGACCCTCGAAGCGCTTGTGCACGGTGTCCAGCGTCTCGATGGAGTCCTGCAATTCGTGCGCCTCGGCGTTCAGACCCTTCAGCTTCTCGATGTCGGAAGCGTCGAGATTATCCTCGCCCTTGGCCAGCACCGCTTCGATGGCGGCCTTGGTCTTGGCGAGACGATCATTGAAACTCATTTGGTCTCCTTGTTGTCCTTGCCGCCAGTGACCAATTCACGGGCGGATTTGATTACATTCAGGCGCTCGGCCTTCTCGGCCTCAGCGTCCTTGCCCTCATCAGGGTCAAGCTTCTTATCGTCCGGCCTCTCGCCGGTCTTGGAATCATCCGCCTTATCCTCGTCGGAAGCGGAATTATCGGAATCGATGCCGTCAAGCACCTCGTTCAACGAGGCCAGCACGGCACGCAGCTTCTCCTCGTTGGCGGAGCTGATGGCACGACCCGACTTCACGGCCAGAATCTCGGCCTGCTGGTTCGCGGCCACCGGCACCACGCTGATCTCGAAAAGCTTGATCTGCTGGAATTCGGAATGGCCACCCCACGGACCATCGCCCTTTTCCGCGATCCACGCGGTCTTCGTCGGCACGAAGCCGATGCTCATCTGATGCACCCTGCCATCCTTGAGCAGGTCGTAAGCCTGCTGGGCGGTCGGATTATCCTCGATATCGAGCTGGGCCGAGATGAGAAGGCCCTTCTCATCCTCGACGGCGCTCAGTGTGCGGCCGATGATGTCGGTCGGCTTGCCGTCCTGATGGTTCCAATGGATAGGAATACCGGCACCGCCGTTGTAATCCTTCTCCAATGTCTCCGCGAAAGCGCCCTTGGCGATCACGTCGCCCTGCAGGTCCTTGTTGCCGAAAGTGCTGGCATAGCCGCTGAAAACGCCTTCGCCAGCCGAATCGTCCAAGGACTTCACGTTGAATCTGAGCTGTTTGAGATTCACTGGTCTTCTCCGTTCACTGGATTGTTCTGTTGCGCGTTCTGCGTCCTGCCGCCGTCCTGCGGACTGGGCTGGCCGCCTGTCGCGACGTTCAATGGCGTCACCAGATCGTCACCGCCCTCGACCTTCGGATAGTTCAGGATGCGCCGCGCCTCGTTCGTGGTCATGAAGCTGCGCCCCGTGGCCGTGGAAAGCGCCTGATACTGCTCGGAGAACGTTCCGCGCAGCTTGGCGTCAACGTTCGCCTCGATGTAGGCGTCCGGCTGTCCGAGCGCGTCGGGCAGCAGCAGGTTGAGCGACTGCTCGAAGGCCACGATGTACGGCATGAGCTCCACATTCCACATCTGCTCCTTGAAGGAAGCGATGTTGGAATTCGTGCCGCTGCGGAAGCCTAGATTCTCCGGCGCGATATGGAAGGCGTTGGCCACGTCGATGCGGATCTTGTCCCTCGCGTCGATGTCCTGCATGTCAATCGGCTTGAAGGCGTCCACCGTCTTGATTTCCATGCCATCGTTGAGCAGCGGCCAGCCACCGGCGAGATTGCCGCCAGCCTTGTAATTCCGCATGCCCTGCACGAATTCGTCCTGCGCCTCCTGCGAAGGCCACGGCATCTCCTTCGGACGGGAGATGTACGCTGGAATCTGGCCGCCGTTCTTCGCTATCGCACGACGATATTCGGCCATCTCACGAGCCTCCGCCAAAAGCGGTGCGAGAGTGCCGGACACCGGAGAACCGCCGATGCCGGACGTGCTATAGCCCACATCCAGCAGAATCTGCGGGTCTGGCAGTTTGAAATACTGGCTGCCCTCCGGTTGGCCGGTGCTGATCTGCACGCCGGTGATCTCATCAAGAGTGTTGCCGGAAAGCGTGAAATTCTGCACCGGAATACGCCGCAGCCACAATCTGCCGGACTGCCTGTCGGCATCCAACAGGCAGAGCCAACGGTCATTGAGCAGACCATCGCAGAGCAGCGAGTAGAAGAACCGGTAGCGTGTCATGCCAGGAAGAACGCTCGGCTTGGCCATCAACTGCGCCAAATGGCTTGTCGTGTCCTCCACGCGGCCACCGTCAGGCTGGCGAGTGTAGACCTTGAATGGCATGCTGGCGATATTCCGCGCGATATGGTCGATGACGGTACGCACCGCCGCCTCACGCTCATACACTCCAGCGCCGAACCAGTCGATGGGAATCTGCGCCACCTGTGAAATGTTCACCGGCGATTCGGAGAACTTCTGGGCCACGGATACCGGACTTTTCTTGAGCCATCTGGAAAAGAAACCCATGAAACCTCCTCACTGGGGTCAGACAACGGCGAAATGCGTCACGCTCGGCGAATATTTCGGCGTTTCTGCTTCGACCTGCATGGTCTCAAGCGCGTACAATGCCTCGCTCTCGGCGATGAGGCCGCTGATCTGCAGGGCGCTTTTCGCGCGGTCCCACACCTCGACCTCACCGAGACGCCTTGTCACGGCCACGCTCACCTGCTGTTCGATGGCGGGCTGCGGCAGGTGCCGGAGCTTGCCTTCGCGCACGCGGTCGAGGAAGCGGCCGCAGCACGCGCCAAGGCGGAAACCCTCGATAAGGTGGACGTTCCAGCCTTTTTCGGTCAAGGGGTCGATGAAATCGACGGCCGGACAGCCCTTCGACTGCACGGCGATCTCGCAAATCGACGGCCAGCTCTCACGCAATAGGTCAAGAAAGTGCGGCACCCACAGCATGCCGTCACGACGCGCGATAAGTTCCACATGAGGCAGGCCATCGGCGCGCAGGCCAGCGGCGGCCACATACGTGGTCTGGCGGTCGGCGCTGGTATCGACGGCCAAGACAACGCGATTATCAGCCGGAATGCAGGACGCATTATCTGTGCCATGCGCCCACAGCTTCGGGTTGATGTAGGGCACGATGTCGGCGGTCACCCACTGGCACAGGACCTCTGTGCGGAATGCGGCCTCGGTCATGCCATCAATATCGCTTCGGACACTGGCCACGGTCATAGGGCCATAACCGAGCGACGGGTTAGCCTGGCGGATCGCGTCGGCATCATCCACCGGGCACTTATCAGGCGCGGACCATTCGAAATAGCCGAATGAGCCGTCCTGCTCGCCATTGGCGAAAGCCTCGGCGGCATCCACACCATCATCGATGTACTTGTTCCAAGCGTCAACGAGTTTACGGCCCTTGTCCACCTGCTTGCGGAGAGCGACGCTGCGATAATCGCCAGCATTGCTGATGCCCCACAATTGCGAGCTCCACACTGCCTTCGTGGTCTGCGAGACCGCGTTCCAGCCATCATCATTATGCTGCTCGCGAAGCTCATCGAAAATCACACGGGCCGCGCTCTTCGCACGAATGTTCTTGTCAGCGCGGACAATGTATCTCGCCTTCGACTTCAGCACGATGGCTTCCTCGCCATTGGTGTTGACGAATTTCTGCGTCATGGAAGCCAATTCAGGCACAACAAGATCGGACTCCTCATCAGTCTCAGGACGCGGATTACACCACTCCTTGACTTGGGAATATGGGCCTTTGGCATTATCCAAGGTCTGCGCGGCACCAACCACCAGAAATTTCACGGGCGGCACCCTATCCGGGTGCTTATTCGAGTCCACAAACAGCCACCATGCGGCAAGCACACCCATCAGCGTGGTCTTGCCATTCTGACGGGCCACAAGCACAATCACCTTGCGGAAGCGATAGCTGCCATCCTCAAGCAATTCCAGCGCATGGACCAGCAGCCAGCACTGCCAAGGATAAAGATGCACATGAAGCATAATCTCCGCGAAGGCAATCACCGCGAAACCATTGCTGGTGGTCTTATCAAGCTCTCTAAGCGGCGGCGTGAAGATCCGCGGCAACGTAACACCATGCAGGTCATCATCGATGGCACCGAAAACACTCAAATCTTCCGACGCCATCGAACGCCTCCTAGCCGAAACGCTTCATGAAATCTTCCATCTGCACAACCTTGTCGCTCTTACGCGCCTCCGGCTTCGATTCAACCTTCGGCTTCGCAGGACGACCAACCTTAGCCGGAGCATCCACCGTCAAACCAAGCGACTGACAATATTTGAGGAACGTCGGCAGCGAAACGTTGTCGAGCTTGCCGTTCTCATCGACAAAACCGGAGAACGTCAGATAATCGATACGCTCAGCCAACACGCGAGCCGCAGCGACAACAGCAGAATTCACAGCCTTGAGGTCAGCGTTCTTCAACGAACGCTCCAACGCCTCCGCCACATTCCGACTCGGAAACTTCGCACTCATCGAAAACACCCCCTAATCTGCCATCGCGCGCGACCCGCCAACAATTTCACTCGTCGGGGAGAGGAAGAC